TTGTTCATGGATACGTCATCGTTGAAAATAGAGTTTTCGTTTACAAACAATCTTTTGTTTAATGAAACGTCGTTTGCTACAAACAATCGGTTGTTCATGGATACGTCATCGTTGAAAATAGAGTTTTCGTTTACAAACAATCTTTTGTTTAATGAAACGTCGTTTGCGACAAACAATCGGTTGTTCATGGATACGTCATCGTTGAAAATAGCGTTTTTGTTTACAAATAATCTTTGGTTAAAAGAAGCATCTTCTTCTATAAATAATCGGCCATTTAATGAAATATCTTCTGTTACTATCAAAGAATAATTTGTTGTTTCTATATTTGTAATGTATTCTGAATTGAATTTTGTTAAGTTTACGTTTCCTATTACATTCAATACACCTTCCACTGTTAAATCATTATTCAATGACACATCTCCATTTACATCTAAACGAGTGTTCATAGATACGTCATCGTTGAAAATAGAGTTTTCGTTTACAAACAACCTTTTGTTTAATGATACATCTTCTGTAACAAATAATCTTTTTGATAAAACAGTATCTTTTTCCATATTGGTTGTTTCTTGTATTACAACATTACTTGCAACAAAAAGTCTTGAATTTATTGTAACATCGCCTTGAAAAAGACTGTTTTGTCCAACATACAATCTTCCATCTAACGATTCTATATTACCACTCACAATTATGTTTCCGCACACATCAGCAACGCTATTGTTATCACGATTAAAAATATACGGAAAATATGAGTATTGAATTTTACTCAACCCTAAAATATCTTCAGAATCGTTTGTAGAATTAGAAGATAACGTGATTACATCAGATATTATAAAGGTATTGTCATCAGTCATATCAATAGAACGTAATTGATTTTCACTACCAGTTAAGCGATCTGCCATACCATTTGTATTCAATATAGAGTTTGGTACTGCCTTCCAATATTCGCTATATGGACCTTGTGTAGTATAAACAAAAGTTCCATTATCTCCTACTGCTACAATATTACTTGCATCCTTAACATAAACATCTCTTAAAATTAAACCACTTCCGAGAGTTGTACTTGATAAAGTAATATGTGTCCAATTTGTACCATCTTCTACATAAGAGATCACGTTGTTTCCTACTGCCACCACAAAATTATTAGATACACCATCCACGCCATAATATTGACTTGAAGAAGTGATTGAGCTTTCAGTATCTGTTGAAATTGTATACCTGGACAACCCATTTCCTGCAAGATATAAATAGTCTGTACTTACAAAACCTGCAGATATGTCATACAAAATCCCACTTACCTCCACTATATTCTCAAACGAAATGGCTGTGGTTGCATTAGTCGTTGTAATTTCTGTATCCAATACATTCGTACTTATATCAAAATATAACATCTTTTTAGTTGCAGTATCTGTTGGTATGTAGAAAGGTAAATATACTCTTAAATTAGAGCTTGAACCACTTGTTATAACTAAAGCAATCATATAGTAGCGTTCTTCGGTAACATTATTAATATTTGTACTATCGCGCAGTTCTATTTTACCCCAATTTTCACCTCCACTGTTTGTATAGTATATAGCCGTATTTGCTGCAATAAACCCATACAAATTATCATACATGTAAGCTGTGTTAAAATTTTTTAAAAAATCATCTAAGTCCGCATTTAAATATAAATCTGATTTGTTCCATGTTGCTCCACCGTCTTTTGTATACAATATTTGTTGATTAAAATCATTCTCTATTAATGAAATAGGAGTACCGCAGACAATACCACATAAAGGATGCGTCTTTGAAAAAGACACACTTTTAAATTCGTAATTCTCTTTTAAAACTGTATTTATTTCTCCATTTGTTAAACGTAACGGTCCATTCATATTTACTACATATTGTTCAGTTATAGGTTGATGTGTGTTTATTCCAAGGGTTGATTTAAATTTACTTTTGTTTGTACTTTCTACAATCATTTCATTTACAATTAAATTTCCAGATAGATCATTTACACCAATCACATTCATGGAACGTGCAGTGTCTGAAGGATACAATCCACCCCCATAAGCACTACCCTGTAAACTTGTTGCCGGAACTAATCGCATAAACGTATTAGAACTGGGATCACTACCAATACCTACCATTGTATTTCCCGTTTTAATTGCCGCATCATTATAGACATTTTCTAAAAACGGAGAGTTAGAATTATCATATACTGTTAACGTTTCATTATATAATTCATTACTTGATAAATCGCGTTCAAATGGAGTAACATTTAATAATGTTTTAAAATTAGTCATATATTCTGAAGTAACGTGTAAATATCCACCCGAAGAATGTAAAATAAAACTGCCATCAGACATTATAGATGTTTCTTCTGAATCTATATTTATTTCCCCTCCAGAACAATGCAATGCAAATTGACCACTTGAATCTATATTTATATTACCGTTTACCACGTTAAATTCAAGATTTGTTCCAGAAGTATCTATAAAGAATCCGCCGGAACTTTCCATAATAAACCCACCCGAATTTGACATGATGATATAACCACCCGAACTATTCATGATTATACTTCCAGAAGAATCCACTTGATATTTCTCTGCACTCATAAAAATAGTTCCTCCAGAAGTATCCACTTGGTTCTCCCTTGATGATTGTAAAATACTATTTGAAGTAGTTGTTGAAAATACACCTCCGGTAGTGTATTTCATTGTTGCATCTTTGACATTTGTGCTGTTTGTACTATTGTCTATATAAAAATGAATATTGGCACTGGTATCGTCTCCGTCAATGACAACACCCCTTTGATTTACATTTTGTGAAACTATATTTCTAATATAACTATTCTTATTTTCTACTGTTAAAATATCAGTATCATCAGGTAACGTTCCAGTAATATGAAAAATTGTTTCTGGTTCTACGATATTGACGCCAATATAACTAATATCACCGTATATAAACGCTGAATCGGAGTCTACTGCACGAGCAGGCATCGTATTTCCTGTGTTTACTAACGCATTACCACCAAAATACAATTTATTATTTGAATATATGTTGCGATTTACAAATAAATCCACATTTGAATAAATGGAATTACCGGAATATATATTTACTCCAGCCGATAAATCATTATTTACAATAAAGGTACCATTAAAGATTTGAACTGTTGGTTGAGTAGATCTTGAAACGAACTGATCAGCTATTATTGTATTTGCATTTATAAAATTAAAATTATCAAGATCACTAATCCCTCCATATTGTTTCCATGAATTATTTGACATTAATATACAATTACTTTGTATTTTTTTTTAACATTTTTAATGTATAAACAGATCATTACTAAATAATGAACAAATGATTTTCTTCATTATTATTTCTTTTTCATGGTTTTATTCTTATTTTTCATTTTTGATTTTACAAAATCCTTCAACATTTTCTTGTTTTCATTAAACATTTTTACAAATTCTTGATAAAACTCGCGAAATTCACTTATTTCTTCCATCATTTCATTTTCAGAAAACCATTTTATTTCTATTTTTTCAAATAATCGTGTCTTATTTAAGACATTGTTATCCATGCGATCCCATAAAAATTTATGATTATTATTATAGTATTTTGTCATGTTCTTATCATACGGTAAATAAAAAAAATGAACATGATATTTGTTTAATTCCATCTTTAATGTACCTCCATTTTCTTTTATTATCTTCTTTAAATCATTTGCATCTCCCAAAAATCCAGTCATTTCTTCACTCCCTTCTCTTAATGCACCTTCATAAACACTCTCATTTTTTTCTACTTTTCCTCCGAAATCTGACCACCCCTTTGCGCTATCCTCCATTGTATTTTCCTTTCCAAATAAAAAATATAATTTATTTTTATATATTGAGATAGGTAATAAGCTCGCTGCAACCATATACATTATAATTTTATTTTTTTTACATCTATTTTATCTTGTTTTTCTAAAACATTTAATTCTGATATGTTTTTGTAGAATTCTATTACCAGCGGATTTGTTTGTATTTTCTCCGGTTCAAACGCTGACAAGTACAACCCATCCAATGATTTCACTCTCGATAACGCAACATATGTTTGTCCATATTCAAATATCGTATTTCCTACATCTATTTCAGCCAAATCCAAAGTCGCCCCTTGAATTTTATGTATCGTCAAAGCCCATGCTAAACATAACGGATATTGACTCACTGTTATACACGGATAATCTTCATTCTGCCATACATACGGCGTTATATGTTTAATAACTCCATTTGAAAACTTTACTGTTATTATTTCATTTTTTGTTCCTGTTATATCTTTAATCACACCCTGAGATCCATTACATATTGAATTCTCCATATCTAAATTCACATTGCACATCACAACCGCTCCCACTTTCAAATGCAATTTTTGTACACAAGGCACATTCTGAATAAACTGTTGACACTCAAACCCTATTTCCTCATCACTTAACATGTTACATTTGTGCAATAATTCGCTTGCTATCAGTTTGCCATTCTCTACTAAAGTTAAATTATTCTTTTTTACATCTACTTCAAAACAAATGTCATTACCCTCTAAATTAGAATACATAATCTTATTTACATAATCTGCCTTTGCCCTTAAAGGAAACAACTTTGTCGGAATACACCCATTGTGTTTCTTTTCATCAAACTCCTTGTCCAAACACGTTTTTAATAATTCGTAATTCTTTTTCGTTATCACTCCATTTCTTATGTTTTGAAGTATGTTTGTATAACTCTTGTCCTTTTGACGAAATATCTTTTTTAAAATTATATTGTTCTCCAATTCAAAAACAGTATTCCATAGCTCACTTTCAAAACAAAATTTTGAAGTGTCCCTTTCTCCCACTGTTTCTATAGGCGGCAATTGACAAAAATCACCACTAAATATCACCTGCATACCCCCAAAAGGCAAATTATTCTTTTTAACTGTCCTTGCCACTTGTTCTATTATTTCAAAAACCTTTTTTGACATCATACTTACCTCGTCTATAATCAAAATTTTGGTCTTTTTCCAATTTCTAACTGCATTCCTATTTTTTATTACATTTTCAACTACCTTCTGTTTTTCACCTTTTGCTATTTTTATACCACTCCATGAATGTAGTGTTCTTGCCCCACAATTTAACAGAATAGCAGCACACCCAGTCATTGCACATACTTGTATTTTATCCCCTTTATTCTTGGAATAATACACAAAATACTGAATTAGTTTTGTTTTTCCAGTACCACCTGGTCCTGTTAGAAAAATATTTTCACCGTTTTTAAATTTTTCGTACGCTATTTGCTGTTCCTCGCTCAATATAGATGTATTTAATTCATTTATTTCCGTTTTTTCGTTGTTTTCAACATACGCAAAGGAATCAAAGTTTATTTTTTTAACGTTTGCCATTTTATTTGATTAAAATAAATTTATTTTAATCAATTTTAAGTGTGCTCTACTTTTAAACAAAATGAATACTCTCCGCCATTTAATATAACTGGATTCCCATTCTCGTCTAATAATTTTATATTTAGTTTTTGTAAATCCACTGAACCTACATACTTTCTTACGTCACTTATCAAATTATCTGATTTGTTCACCGGAAACATTGTACCAAAAGGATAATCCTTATAATTCAAACTTATTCTTGCCAAAATGCTTTTATTTATTAATGATGTGGAAAGAGGAGTCAAAAAAGAACTTGGACAACTTTTGTTGTATTCATCTACTGCCAAATACAAATATTTTGTACTAAACAAATTAACTATCTGTTCACTTGTAACAGAAGCCACTGCAGATGTATTTACAGTATAGGACGTCTTTCTAAATCCAAGCAAATAACCCAATTTAGAACGGAATCTATATTGATCTTTAACGCCTTGACTATTCACATCAAAATCTATATTATAACCTGAACTTGAAGATGTAGTTAATGTTGTTTTGGCATTTGAAGAAACTGTAAATACTACATCTGATATACTTGCTGCTGCTAATTGTGTATTTATCTCACTACTTAAACTTGCCGCATCATAGTTTGCATCCGGAACAGTAATTACTGTTGTAACAGATGACGAATTTGTAATTGCAAAATAACTATTACCTAAATTAAAAGAAACATTGTAAAAAAACATTGGTATTTCAGCATGCGTGACACATATTGATTTTATTTCGTTTATTCTTTCTGGTAAAGTAATTGTAAAACTTGATAATGATAATTCATTTGAACTTAGATCCGCATTCTTATTTGAAGACACATTTTCATAAAATTCATCCTTGAATTTACTATCAATATTTACATATTTGAATTTACTCTGTTTTTGAACATTTGTCATTATCATATGATTTCCATACTGATGTAATTCTGGTTCTAAAAATAATTCATGTTTATTTGGAAAAGCACTCATCTTATATAATATATAAAACTATAAATATATTATACAGTATATCTTAAAAAGGCATTTTTTCCGCCTTTCTTTCTTTTCTACCTACCAACACTTCTTTACCATCCTTGTTTTTCATCCCTTCTTTTATGTACAAATGAGCACTTCCATTTATCACTAAAAACAAGAAAAAAAGTAATAAAAACGCTAACACGCAAGACGACACTGTTAATTTCATTACGATATAATATATTCATATAAATTAATTACAACTTGAGCATCGTTTTTTTATTATATGATTTATAGTTGCTACACTACTGTTTTGGTTTTTATACGGATTATTGAATGGCACCGTTTGAATCTGTATAGAAGGTTTTGATACAGTATTTGATTTTTTTTTACTAAATAACATTTTCATCATATTAAAATTGATTTTCAAATATAAATAAATGAACAAAAAAATAAATGACTTATCAATGTCCCTTTTGCCCCAAAAATTATAAGATCAAGTTGAATTATATAAATCATGTCAATATTTGTGAATTTCTTTGTAAACCTTTGAATGAACAAGAACATGAAATTGAAATGGAATCTGAAAAATTACCCAGCCCAATTCAGATGTTTCAAATTATTAAACATTTAAACACAAAGGTAAACAACCTTGAAAATGATCTTAAACAATTCACTCAAAAAGAAGTCAAACGGTTTGATGTATTTACGTGGTTAAATACTAAAGACAAACCACGTATCAACTTTCACACTATGATTTGTAATGAAATCGTTCCTTCCGTTTCTGCAAACTTAGAAACCGTTTTCAAACACGATTTAATTAAAGGATTTGAAAATATATTTCATAATTATGCGGTTGCAAATAAAGATAGCACATTACCAATATGCTGTATTTCTAAAAATAAAAAAGACCAAATTTATTTTTATAATAACGATAAATGGGAATTAGTAGACGACAAAACACTGTTTAGATATTTTGAATGCATTTGTTTAGAATTTATTGATGCTTTTAACACACATTGGTATTTGCCCAATAAAGAAAATACTAAAAACAAACAAGATTTTGAAGAACAATACGTATATCTTTACAAAAAAGTTTTATGTGATCATTTAAACAAAGATAACTTGTTTAAAAAGATCAAAACGTCTTTAAAAACTGTGTTTAAAATTAAAATATAATAAATAGATTGGAGTCGTTTATCAGAAAATTGATTTGAATAGAATCCTTTTTTTGTTTGTAAATGACAGAACACGTACCGCCTACTTATTTATCAAACAAAAACCCCCATGTAAGAGATGCAGATATCTCTTTCGAAGAAGGACCTCATATTTATACCGTATTGGGTAATCGCGGAGGTTACACTTCTGTAACTACTTGGAATCATAGTCATTTCGCAAATTTTGACGCCGAATCCACTATTGATAAAATTCTAAAAGGTTCCAAAATGAATGACCCTCATTATAAATATTATGGTAAAACAAAAGAACAAATTCTAAAAATGTGGGATGATAAAAGAATTTCTGCATCTACTGCCGGAACAAAAATGCATAATGACATTGAATATTATTATAATAACGAAGTTGTTGAAAATGACTCAATAGAATTTCAGTTTTTTAAGAACTTTTTAAAAGATTACCCTGAGTTGAAGCCATACCGTACTGAATGGATGATCTACCATGAAGATCTTATGTTGTCTGGATCTATAGACATGATTTTTGAGAACGAAGATGGTACGTTGCAAATTTATGATTGGAAAAGATGCGAAAATATTGTTCATGAAAACAATTTCGGTAAATTTGCAACTACCTCATGTATTTCACATTTACCAGATACCAACTTTTGGCATTATGCTTTGCAATTAAATGTTTATAAAGCCATCTTAGAATCAAAATATGATAAGAAAATTACCGATTTATACTTAGTATGTATGCATCCCAGTAATGTTTACAAAAATTATCAAAGAATTAAAGTCCCCATTTTAGAAAAGGAGATTAAATTGTTGTTTGATTATAGACTTACACAAGTAGAAAAAGAAAAAGAAAAAGGGCATAAAAATTAAGTATTCTTTATTCTAATGGATTATTTGTTCAAAAAAATAAAATTATATCAAAAACCGTTATTCTTTTTTTCATCTTTTTTAACAGCCAATTTTTTATTCCTTTATAGAAAAAATATTTACAATTATTTTCATCATTTACTTACTTTTAAAAAGACTGTAAAAAAAAATATCTTATCACTCGGAGAAGAATACGTTGAAAATAAAAAAAATAAATTTATTACATTTATAGAAAAAAATATTGATAATGCCAATGCAAACCTTGATGCCGAATTTTATAATAAAGAATCTTACAATAACGCCATTAGTGAAGTCAATAATCAACTTGAAAAAAAATGGAAAACACGGATCTTAAAAGAATACACTCCCAGAGGAAATGTATTTATGCATTATGATGCATACAAAATGGGTTTTTCATACCACTCTGATACCAGTATTCCAAACCCGCTGCTAAATGCAGTTGCGATGGAATATTGTATTTTATTTAAATGCTCTGACTTATTCATTGATCAAAATATTGTTGATAAAAAAAACGAATCTCCATTGATTAAAATTCATCACATTGAAAAAAAGAAAGAAAGTAAAACAAAAAAGAACAAAGAGTCCGGTGATTTACCGTTTGCAAAATTAAGAAACTATAATAAGGATAAAATTAATGTAAAAACACAAGATAAAAAACAATATGAGGAAAATAAGAATAAGCCATTGGTTAATAAGGTTACAAACAAGTTTATACATTTGGGAAAAGTCTATAAAATGAATTGGTTGCAAAAACAACCGACAAAAGATTCCAAAATAAAATGTGAATCTAAATATTTGGACGATTTAAAAAAAGAAGATGATTTGCAAAAAACTATTATGAGTTATAAAGATTATAAAATGTACAATACCTCATAGTTCGTTTGGTTTTTCGTCTTGTTTTTTTTTCCATTCTTGGAATCCTATGCTTTTTTGAAGATCAAAAGACATTCCAAGATGACTTCTTGCGATTTCAAATGCTTTTCTTTCTTTATCAGTAAAGGTTTGTATATACAACAATTCATTTTCTGAGTAATTATATTCAGTGTCCATCATAAAGTATTATAGAATCTATAATATTTTAATAATCAATTTTAATTAAATCCTTCAAATGGTGATCTCTTTATGGAATATGGAACATAAACAGTATCGTTTCCAGTACATGCCTTATTTAAAGTTTCCAAATATTGACTGCTTGACATTATTTTATATGCTTCATCCGGTTTCGTTACGTTGCTCTTGTTTGGAACACATCCTTCCGTACAAACGATTGCATTACCACTTGTATCCACTAAGGAAGTTGTACAATTTAATGTTTCACTTTTGTTTTTTTGAATTACATAATTTGCACTATTTAGATTGTTGTTAGAATCGGGTTTTACTGTATTGTTTGCGCTATTGCAGCACCTTTTACTTAAATAACCTTTTGTGCTTAATGTTGACGATTTTACCACTTCATTATTTTCTAAACATAAAAATTCAGTTTGTTTGATTAAACTTTCGTTTCCATTACTACAACACCCCCCGTGACCTCTTGATGCCGTACCATTTTTTAAAGCACGAACAAGAGTCCTTGATAAAGAAGTTTGACCAACGTATCCTTGATTTCTCATTGTTCCATTTAATGAAAACGTTTTACTATTTACGCTCATATTATTATATTTTGTTTGTGTTTTTCTTTTTAAAGTTGCTAATGACATCTATACTTTTATAATATATATTTTTTCATTTAAAATTGTTTAATATAACCGTATGTGTAACTTGATAAATCTATGTTATTACTTGCATCTAAAGCAAACTTTTCTGAGATTTGTGTTTGAACTGAGCTTGTTACACCATCTAAGTAAGACAATTCTGTTAATGTTACATTATCAATTGCGGGTTCAACGAAGAAGTATGTTCCCATCAAAGCATGAGCACCACATTGATAATATAATTTCGTTGGTGTTGAAGCACTTACTACCAATTCCACACTTGCTCCTGATGAACCTGCAGTTCCTGTAGTGGTTACACCTGTTGTGTATGCGGATGTTTTTCCAGAATCAAAGTAGAATAAGAATGGATGATTTCCGTTTGTACTATCTGAGTTAGTAAACGTATAAGTCACTCCTGATCGCAATGTTAATACGGGACTCTCTATTCCATCAATAAAGTACGCACTTGAAGAACCGCCTGCTTGGCCATAATACATGTGAGAACTTGTCTTTGTTGCAACAGTTACTGTGTAAGAAGTCTTCATGTCATACGCATCTGTAATGGATCTTTGTGTTACTGAAGAATCTGGGAATGAAAGAGAACCACTTGTTGTTAATGTACCCGTTCCTAAGGTCAAATTATTAGATCCCGACACGAATACATCTCCATTAAAGGTTGCATCACTTGACGCAGATATTTCTGCCATGGATACATCGCCCGTTACTGTTAATGAACCACCAAGTGTTGTTGCCCCTGTTCCCACAGTAAATGTTTTAGATCCTGATACAAACACATCTCCATTAAAGGTTGCGTCTCCGGATGCCGAAATCTCTGCCATAGAAGCATCACCTGTTACTGTCAATGAACCTCCGATAGAAGCATTTGAAGTGACAGATAAACCTGTTCCAGATGATTTACTTAATGTTAATGTATCTTCAATATCCGCTGTACTATTGACATCCAATGCACCATCCAGCATCATTGCGCCTGAAACGTCTAATGTACCTGCAATTATGGTATCACCGGTTGTATCTGCTACCGTAAATTTATTTGTATCCACTGCAATACCAGCGTTTGCATTCAATAATGCACTTATTGTTGTAACTCCTGTTACATCCAATGAACCACCCAAGGTTGCAGCGCCTGTTCCTACTGTTAATGTTTTAGAACCAGATACAAACACATCTCCATTGAATGTTGCATCTCCGGAAGCGGATACTTCTGCCATAGAAGCATCACCTGTTACTGTCAATGAACCTCCGATAGAAGCATTTGAAGTGACAGATAAACCAGTTCCAGATGATTTACTTAATGTTAATGTATCTGCAATATCTGCCGTACTGTTGACATCAAGCGCACCATCCAGCATCATTGCACCTGAAACATCTAATGTACCTGCAATCGTGGTATCACCGGTTGTATCTGCCACTGTGAATTTATCAGTATCAACTGCAATACCCGCGTTTGCATTCAATAATGAACTTATTGTTGTAACTCCTGTTACATCCAATGAACCACCTAATGTTGCAGCGCCTGTTCCTACTGTTAATGTTTTTGATCCAGATACAAATACATCTCCATTGAATGTTGCATCACCAGAAGCGGATATTTCTGCCATAGAGGCATCACCCGTTACTGTTAATGAACCTCCCAATGTTGTTGCTCCGGTTCCTACGTTAAATGTTTTAGAACCAGATACAAACACATCTCCATTGAATGTTGCATCTCCGGAAGCGGATACTTCTGCCATAGAAGC